AGAAGAGATTATTGCGTCTAATGGTACTGCAATATATCACTTTTACCACCGATCAGAATGGCTTCCTTAGTTGTGATCTTTAGAAAAACACACAACATATACTATATGGTGTACACCTAATATAAATCACCCCATAATATTCTTCCAGCCTTCACCATGCTCCACATAATACCATCCATCACCGAATGATACTGCGTTACATGCCAGGGCTAGAGCGTCTGCATGGTCATCTTTTGTTCCTTCTTCTACTTTTACTTTTAATTTCCCCTCCTCTGTATAGGCTCTCTTTAGATATGACAGTTGATATAATACTCTCTTGTCATCCTGTGGTACCACTATCTTCTTGTTCTCGAATATCATTCTTATATTGCTATACATCTTGGATTTTTCTGATAATGAGAAAGTGATCCCCCGAATAGGGTATTCTCTACGTCTTGCAAGATCTACCACACCACCACCAAGACCTGTCTCGTCTATATATATAGTCTCAAACGGATATTTTTGCATCAACTCACCTATTCTTCCAACTATATCAACCAGGTTTGATTGTGACTCTTTTTCATACTCTACTACCCTGATCTTGTTGTCCTCATCTACTTCTATGATCATAAATACTGTCTCATCTCTTCCACTCCTTGCAACATCAAGTCCCATAAAGTACCTGGTTGCACCTACTGGTTTCCATGTCCTGTTATGTGCTGCCATCAACAAGTCAAATGGTATAAGTGAGTCACCTATATCGAGGAACTCTCCCTCTACCTCTTGTGTATATTCCTCTGCAGATAATGATTTAACTTGTTCCAAGAATAATGGGTCATTTGCAATCTTTGGGTTATCTACTGATCTTACATGAAATTCTTTCCATAATCCATCTGGGTTTTTAGGACGTGACTGTTGACTTGACTCATAGAAATAACCCTGCTTTCCAAACGGTGTTGATGTAAGCCATACGTTCGCCTGGGTTGCCATACCGGATGGCAGAAATGCAACCATTATACTTCTCTTGATGAAAGCACATTCGTCCGCAATGATAACATGTGGAGAATAACCTCTCAATGTTACACCAGTCTCACCTGTTGCTCTTACAAATATTTTAGTAATACCTCCTTTGTTTAACCACTGTATCCACATCTCAGTCTGTGTACTTCTTACAACATATTTTGACAAGAAATCACTGTTCTTGATCAGTGTTCTAATTCTGTCAAACATGATACTTGCCTGGTTTTGTGTAGGTGCAGCAATGATAACAACTGCTTCCTTCTTCTCTCTTGCATCCTTGCTCATGATAGGTGCAAAGAAACTCCAATGTATCGCCTTTACTGCAGTGGTCATAGTCTTGCCGGCCTGACGCCCTGATCTATACACTATAAATCTCTCCTTGCTGTCTGCATAGTCTGCATTATATTTGAACAGTTTGTGACCCAACATGACCTCACTAAACTTAGATGGACTCTTTGCCATGTCTGCAACCATCGTCATGAGTTTTGCACGCTTGTCTGTAATATCTTTAGGTGGTTTAGGCATCTCCCTTGAACTCCAGTTGTCTAAACAACTCTTCCAAGTCACCATTTTCGTCAAATGATTTCTTTTCTGTTACTGTAATTTTGCTTCCCAGTTCCACCAATAATTTTGCAATGTTAAGGAAAGCATTCTGCTGACTGATTGAATTTCTGTCTGGTATATTGCCGTCCATTTGGGCCTGTACCAATGCAAGGAACACGTTCTCTCCCATCTCTTTTGCCATTGTGTCCAGCAGCATCTTTAAATCTTCCGGATTCCTAGTGTTGATCTGGTCCAAAAAATTCTTGATATCCTTTCGTACGGCACAAGCGGCACCCTTCTCATACTTGGGGCACCGTCCGTTTCCTCCTTCCTCTTCAGATCTATAAATACATTTATCGCATTCAGCAGGTAGTTTAGCATATTTTAAATGTTTGGCACTGTTATATGGTGATACAGTTTTATGTTTATTTACTTCTACCTTGTTGTCTTTGGTGATTCTAAGTGATCCCTCCTTCTTAACCATGACAATAAATGGTTCAAAGATATATATAAGTTAATCGTATTTTTATAATTTAAAATTATCCTCATAACATCCTAAATCATGGAACATTGGCATATAATATAGTACTAATGGTGCCAGTGTCAATGCTGAATTATCACCATCAATCAAATCCTTTGGATCAAGTCCAGCCTTGCTTAGATATATAAGGTTCTTTTGACATGCCAACTGTATATATGACCTGTTATTCTTACCTTTATCTCCGAATAATAATTGTTGTCCTTTCCATACATCTGTTTTTCTTCCTCGTACACCACTTGTCCATGTTGTACTATCTATACTATCAACTATACAGTTTCTATCCTTAGTCCATCTACCTTTTGCCAATCCATGATATAAATAAGTTTGTGGCAGTTGTCTTAACTGTGTATCCTCACTGTTTCTACTTTGTGACTTGCCTAATGCTATCCTATTCCCATTATAGTTTGGTTTGAATATTGACAGTGATTGTGCATAGTTTTGGTGTAATATAGGTATTAATTTCTTGTTATATTCTTCCCCCTCTTTCCAGTTTTTATAGTTTCTAAGTGCGTCATTTGGATCGTCATATTGTAATGCCTCGTGATCCCAATCCTGTATAAATTCATGATATTTATCTTTGTCACTGCCAAATCCTGGACCCAGTATTATATTGTCAAATCCGTTAGACAGTTTGTTTGCTCGTTCTCCTACAAACTTATATGTTAACATTATGTTCTTTGCACCAACTCTTCTTAATGCTGATACCTGTGACTTGTTATTGGCGTTAAAATAGAACTTCATTGTTCAATCCTCTTGAATGCCATAGTCACCATACATTTTGAACATATGGTTGAGTCTCCTCTGAAAGGATATGTCATGCCCAATTTCCAGCACCTGTCGCACAAGTTGTCACTCATTTTTTACCTCTTCTCCACATGTCCTACAATATGACTTTGAATCCTTAAAGAAAAAGTTAGGATGTTTACAGTTATTCATCTTTAAATCCTTTTCTCTTATATTGTCTAAGGTCTGGTGGTAGTGTTAATGATCTTAGATGTTCCTCCATTTTTGATAGTAACTCGTTTGTTTGTTGTAGTTCTGCATATATTTTATTCATTATTCGAATCATTTTTCATCCCCAAAACACTGATTAATCCAGGGGCACATGCCGTCACAAAGGAAACATCTTGTTCTCTCAGGTAGTTTTTTAGTTTTTAATGAGTCTTTTATGGCCCTAGCATTAGTTATCATCATGTTAAGATACTCCTCTGGTTTACCAAGTTTATATGTAATTGGTATGGGTATATCTCTTTTCTCTTTGCTTATACTGTTACTGATGTAGATATTGCATCCCCTTTTAGCATCCCTTCCGTAGCATTTGTTAAGTAATACCCTGTAGCAGTTGATCTGGGTAATATGTGATTCGCTTGCTTTTGATGTTGCTCTACTAAAGTAATCTATAGAACCTGTAGTTTTCTTATCTACTATAACTAATTCACCGTCTATATCTAATAAATCGTCGGCACTACCATATATAATATCCAAATGTTTGGGGTCATCTGGTTTCATTTTCTTTGCCTCTTCATATGTAACATTCTTATCTTCCTCATAATTATACCCGAAAAATATTTCGTTGTCGTCTGGGTTTGTTGACAGGTTGGTAACTTTATGAACTGCCTGACCATAAAACATTGCCTTCATATCCTCTGTTGTCATCTGTCTAAATTCTGATGGCACGAATTTACCATACATTACATTTCGCATACATGGTTTAATTAAATCTGACACATGTATAACACCAAGTCTTTCCGTACCCATTGCTACCATTTGGGCTTTTCTATAAGCAAAATATACTTCTTTATTTACATCACTATTTAGAACCATGTATATAGTATGTATACACCCAAATATAAGTGTTATAATTTTGACAGTATGTTATCTCTTGATTTTTTATCAGGTATTAATCCTCTTAAAACAGAATACCATCCATCTATGCCATATGGGTTAATATCATTATATACATGAGATAAGAATTTAATATGTGTATTATTTATAAGGTAATATTTCAAAATATCATACCCTAAACTATCTTTTGGTATTAGTTTAATACGTTTTTTATAATCCTTCCAATATTTAGTATCTAATTTATCATTAAAACAAAAATGCATTGATATGAAATCTTTTATTGTATCATAATATTTATTTACAAATATATTATACCTGTCAATTAAATCACCTTTATTATCTCCATATTTGATAATTGATGCTACATCTTTTGCTAAAAATAATATAACCAATAATGATGTTGCCTCTAATGGTTCAACGAATCCATCAGCATTTCCAATAGTAATTACATTTCCTACCCAATGTTTCTCTAACCTACCTGTTTTAAATGGAATGACACGGTAATTAGTTATTTCTATTCCTAATTTTTTTTGTACCTCTTTTAAAGCATCTTCATCTGATATATATTTTGATGAATAAACATATCCATTACCAGTATATCCTTGAGAATGATCTATTTCCCATAACCATCCAGAATTCATAGTAGATGATTTTGTATATGATCTAATATTATTTTTGGTTTTTGTTCTAAAAAATAATGCTTTATCATTAACTAATATATCTTCATATGAATGGAATTTTTCTTTGCTTAAAAGTGGTTTAAATCCTGAACAATCGATAAAATAATCGGCTTTATATTTTTTATTAAGTGATAATATGACATCACCTTCTTTTTGTATTGAAGTTATTTTATCATCTATGAATTTAATTCCTCTTTCTATTGCTATTTTTTCTAAATATTTTAGAAGTTTCTTATTATCTATATGTACTGCCCCTGTTTCTTTTGAAAATGGTGTGTCATTTTTAATCATTTTTACTGAAAATGGGGTATTGCCAAAATTTCCACCGTCATAATCAAACCCTATTGGTAGTAATTTATTGTTATATTCAAAATCAAATGAGTTATCAAATGGAAAATGGAATTCTTTTTTTCCAAAATCAAACCATATACCATACTTAGTTACAGGTTTTACATTATTATTGAAGTCATATATATCAATTCCTGCGTAATTTGTTAACATATTTGAAAAACTACCTAAAGTTGACTCACCTACTCCTATAACAGGGGTATTTTTATCATGTATTATTGACACATCAGAATTTGGTATTTTATTTTTAAATATAAGTGATGTTAATAACCCAGCACTACCAGAACCTATTATTGTTATATTAATCTTTTTATTCGTGTTATTATTTATAACCATATACATATTATATATGTACCCAAATATAAGTCTAATGTATAGTTACATTAGAAGACATTGAAATTCTTTTTTTATTTTTAAATGTAGGATCTGTCCAATGTAACCACCATCCAGGTGTTAATATCATTGTTCCTTCATCAGGTTTAATTGTATGTATTCTCATATCATTACCTAATGTACCATGTATTGTATCAGGATTCATGAATGACACAGTGGTACACTCTGGTACACTTACATATAAATTAAATATTAATGCTGTACCATTATGAATATGTGGTCTATGCCATGATGTATCTTCTCTTATATTAACCCATCCATTAAAACTAAATGAATCTGAATTTTTAGTACCATTAAAAGTTTTCATATATTCTTTTGTCATATTAACTTGTATAGTATTAAGTTCTTGTATTTCTGGTGTGTTCCATTCATAAAAATCATATGAATCCCATTCATCTATTGATTTATTATTATTCAAACATAAATCCTTTAGTTTTTTAGTTAGTTTTTTTGATAATATTGTTTTCAAATAACCACTATAAAATGGACTAATTTTTTCATATTTCATAATATTAAATTATGATATATTATGTTTATTTATAGTAAACATACTACTACATTTATTACATTGATAAATCAATCCATCATCTTTTATTAGATCAGGGTCGATGAAACATCCCCAATTACATTTTTTGCATCTATAATTAAAATCCATATCAATTAATAGTTACATTCCCTATATAAATCTATGTATTATTCAATGGATTCTGTCTAAACAAGTCATCTTTAGCCCATGTATATGGTCCATGTTTATCTATATAATGTATAAACAATTGTGGATGTGTATCTCCTTTAAATTTTCCACGCCAATGCCATATATCACATCCTCTATATATTAGAGCATCACCAATATTTAATTTTACTTTTATGGGGTTTTCATCTCTATCTAATACCCATATATCCCATGCATCTCCTCCTAAGTCTAACGTTAATGATATTTCACATGCTTCTCTATCCTTATGTATTCTTAATATATCTCCATTTTTATATATTCTTGCATATGTATATGTTTTAAACAATTTTAAATCTGTATGTTTTTCTATCTTAGGTAGTAATTTAATTTGTAATTCTTGAGATAGTTTATCTCTATAGAACGATGGTGTATTTGATAATTGGGCATCATCTAATATTTCAATGTTTTTTTTATACAAATGTTTATTAATTATAGTTGCCTCATCTTTTGATATAAGATTTCTAACTACATGGAACCCTTTATTATGAAATGTCATCTATTTCCTATCCAACAATTAACTGAAAATCTACCTTTACTAAAAGTCTTTGGTGATGTTGTTGGTAATACAGTGTGTGGTGTTCTTGATCCAAATATTACTGCCATATTATTCTCTGGTTCTATTGTTATTAATTCTGCATTATTGTCTATTGGTTTACCTTTATATATTGGTGAGTTTGTAAATTGTATTTCCCCTCCTTTATACTTTTTTGGTTCTTCATGAAAATAATAAACTAATGTAAGTTGCCTCAAGTTATCATTGAAAGCATCTATATGGTATTTATATAATTGTCCTTTATCACCATACCTGCTTACCTGTATTGAATGATAATTTGATTGACTGAATAAATTTATTGGTTGTGGTGAACTATCTAATATCTCTTGAAATTCAACACCTTTAAATAAAGTATCTATTAAAGTAAGTAATTTAGATTTTGATCTATCATGTGAATATACATTGTCATAATATGCTGTTTTATTATTTCTAAAAGATTCATCAGTTCCTGAACTTATATTAGCTAATTCGAATTCTTTTTTATTTTTAACTGCCTCTGTTAAAATTTCATTATTATCCTTCTTGGTAAAAACATCCCTTATTATTATTATAGGTACAGGTTCATAAATAAATTCAAACTTCATATTAATATATAATATAATTACTTATATAAATGTTTATTAATTATATCCTGGTATATGTATATTTTTTTCTTCCATCTCTTCTCTTAATTCTTTAATAGCATTAGCCATTATCTTTTCTACTAATAATGGATGAAGATGTTTTGATTCATTAGAATGTGATAAATTATATCTAAAATAATTTAATTTAAAAATATATGGTTCTAATCTTTTTAATTCACATATTTCATCTGATGTATAACTTTTCATTAATATCCAGATACCTTAAAGGCTGTATTAATACCTACTGCACCATTATTTCCATTTCCTGGTGCAGAACCAGAACCACCAGAACCACCAGAACCACCTGTTTGTACCGATGGTCTATCATATGGTGGATTACCACCAGAACCACCAGAACCACCTGTACCTGATGCAGTTCCTCCGTTACCACCAATTGCTGTTATAGTCACACCATTATCTGTAATATTTGAATATATGTAAACCAATGCTCCACCATTACCGCCACTTCCACCGCCTCCACCGCCACTTCCTCCACCACCTCCGCCTCCACCGCCACCCCATACATTTGCAGTTGTACCATTATTAGAATTACCACCATTTCCGGCATTACCACCATCACCACCGTTAGATTCTAAAATAGCACTTGATCCAAATATTAAACTTCTTGCAACGATAGTTAATAATCCTCCACCATTACCGCCACTTCCACCTGCACCACCGCCTCCACCGCCACCACCTGCTGCACCGGCATTAAATCCTGATGATGTACCATTAGAGGCAGTTCCTCCGTTACCACCATTAGCTCCACCTCCACCAGGACTTCCACCTCCACCTGGTGAACCTGGTGAACCTGGTGAACTTGATGGTCCATTACCTCCACCACCACCACCGCCTCCACCGTGACCTCCTGAACCACTAGATCCACTAGCTCCTGATATTGGGGTATGATTTGAAATTAATCTTAAAACATGGTTAACCTCGTCTTGTGTTCCAGCACAAACTGCAGATCCTGCAGATACTGGACCATGTCCACTTCCACCACTGCCAGCTCCAGCTCCTCCTGGTGCAGAACCGCCTCCTCCACCGCCTCCACCACTATTTCCAACTCCTGATGTACCTGTACCTGCTCCTGCACCTCCACCAGAACCACCAGAACCTATAATATTTCCACCTGCAACACCTGCAACATTAATACCTATAGCTTGAACACCTGCAACACCGGCTCCACCGGCACCGCCTGCTGAACCAGAACCTGCACCACCGCCTGCTCCACCCCCACCGGCTCCACCGGCACCACCTGATGATCCTGTACTACCTTTTCCAGACATGCTGATTGTACCGTTTATAGTTGCTGTACAACTTACATAAATAAATAAAGGGTTAGTATTTGATGTTAATGTTACACACGCATTTACAGTAAGATTTCTATAATATTTAGGACCACACACAGTTGTACATGTTGATACTGTTAAATCTCCACATGCACCACTACCATATAAAAATTCATTATTAACACCACTGTTATATGTAATCTCTCCGTTAGGTGATGAGGATGGAATCTGTGATACTGCTGTAACTGTAGTTGCATTAGTAGTTACTATTCCTATTCTAGTACTATCTGCTGGTAAAATACCTGTAGTATTTTTAGAGAAGCACCATCCTTGTGGTTCACAAGTTGGATCTCTATTTATTGTTAAATAAATGTGATTTGAACTACATGCAGTAAGACTTGTCACAGAACAAGATACAGTATTTTCTACATATAATCCGTTTATTCTTGCAGTACCTGTACTAACATTAACTGCTAATATGTTAGGACATTGTGCAGTTATAGTAAATCCACATATTATGTGATCATTCATGAAATTATGATATTTTTCCCAATCTGATGCTTCAATTGTTTTTGCTGACGTATTATCAGATCGTGGAATAAGTATACGGGTCAAGAGGAAACCTCTCTAATTTTATTAGTCATAATGTTAATTGCCACTCCACTATTGCTCGTTTAGTTGCATCTTTTACTAGAGGGGATGCGTCTATTTGTCTTGCTATTAATAATGATCCCTCCGTTGGAGAATTACCTGGTGATCCTTGATCATCACATAATCCTATTTCATTCCATGTAAAATTACCTTCTGAAAATCCAAAATCTGCTGTAACAAATAATGTTGGTCTGACATATGTTTTATCTGCTGTTGATATGTCCTTCCATGTTTTATTTGAAGATGCTACTAAATCTGTATCTGTTAATGCTGCGGCTTGTGTAGAATCACCTATTCCTATTCCTCCTGTTTCACCGAAGCATGTTAAACCTGTTCCACCTATTCTCTTTAAAATTGAATCTTTACCTGTATTAACTATAAGATTGTCAAACGTGTCATCTTTTATCACTACCTCAGATCCATCTGGTAGTTTTTGCCAAGCCTTAATATGTACCTTTCCTTTAAGTGCTTTAAGTCTCTCTTCAGTCATATATATACATATATTTGACATTATATATAATGATTTCTAACCACTAGAATCGTTGATATCCAATAAGATATATAACTAAACCTGTAACTCCTGTACCTACGGCATCTAAATCAAATGTGATTATACCATTTATATCTAAAGTATTATCTGCTATTACTAGTGGGACAACTGCTGTTCTTGATGTTTTTTCACCTGAATCTATTGTTATAGCTGTTGATAGTATATCTAATGCATTTTGCTGTATTTGAATACTAGGGTCCCCCGATGATGAGGCTGTTGCCACTGTGGCATATACGTCAGTTAATTGAAAACAATATGGCATTTGGAACTCTTTCTGTCCATTCCCTGTTGCTATTGTGGTTATTTCATTTCCAAAATCTATCTTTATAAATTGTCTTACTGCCTGTGATTCATATTTTGTACATGTTAAATTATATACTAATTGATCCCCCTTTGCAGCACCTGTACATTTTAATGTATTTGTACTGTTAAGATCTATAGTTTTATTGGTTAATGTGGCTGTTGCACAATTAAATACAAATGTATCTGTTGTTCCTATTGCAGGTATTGTCGCCACAGCACATGCTCCTAATATAGTTGTTTTTATCCTTACACTATTACATCCTGCATTGGGTTCCTGTATATATAATGAAGTATTTCCACATGCATCTGCTTGAAATTCAAATATATTACTTTCTTGTATTTCTACAGTACTACAAGAAAAACAAGCATTATTTACATTCTGATTATTAAATAACCTTGATATTCTTCTTAAATCTGGAGCACCAAATTTAGTACATGTTCCTGCACAAGTATCAGTTTTTTCGGGCCAATTTGCCATATTTATATATCTCCTTGTACACTTAAAAAGATTGTGAGATCAATCTGTGTCATATCCTGTAGTGGTGTATCCTGTGTCCGTGTATCCTCCAGATGGTGGACATGATCCTATTATATCTCCTCCACCATATGTACTTGTACCATATTTTGCTGGTTGTACCACTGTTATAGATACTGAATCTAATAATGTCATTGTTTCTACAAATAATGTTCCACATAATGCCCCCTGAATAATATTGAAATTATCTGTCATACATAACACTTCCTCTAATTGTTCTGAACATCTTATATCTTTAATCTCTGTAAGAGCAGATTCTATATCGTGTAATTTCTCTATTATTTGTTTTTCATATTCAAGATCATCAAATTTAAACTCACCTAATAATATATTGGTTTTCATATCAGGATATACCCATGTTAATGATTTTATCACAAATGATGAGTCTATACTCTTAATGTTATTTATAACTCTAACAACATCTCCTTCATTTATTGAATTTTTCATTACACCCAATTCTAATTTTAATGATGATCTAATCTCTTTAAATTTGTTTAAATAACCATTGATAAATCTAATACCATCATTCCTTGTTCTTATCCAAGGCATTATCAATCTCTTACTATGTCTACCATATAGATCTATACTTGACTGTTTCT